ACGTTGGTATTAGCAACCAATGCGCCATCGTTAGCAGCAGCGCCGCCACGAGCGAACGGGTTAGCAACCATACCGTAACGAGTCTTAAAGCCGATTTTAGGCTGGAAGCTGTTTTCACCAACTGCACGAACCATTTGCAATGGAACGTATGGGCAATAAAATAAGCCCGCGTCGAATGAAGAAGAACCTTTGTAGCCAACTACTAAGTAGTTTGCGCCAGCATATGGATCGATGTAAACTCTGTAACGTCCGTTAAGAACACCAGCAAAGGTATTGCCTGTATCGTCTACTTGCAAAGCATTAGCGTTAAGAGCAGGTGTGTAATCAAGTACACCGGCCATTTGCAATGCAGAAGCTACGTCAGAAGAACAGATAACCAAGTTACCTTTACCACGACGAGTTTGCTGAGCAATCTTGTTAGCTTCTTGTTCGATTTGGAACATTAGGCCTTTGAACTTCTCTACAGACCAGCGACCGTTTGCGTCAACGTCAAGATCGAAAGTACCAGCAGAGGCTGTAGCAGCTGCACCAACAACGGCTGTGCCGTAGATTGTACGAACTAATTCACGGTTGATTTCCACAAGGATCTCAGACTGAAGAATGTTAGCAAGTTCTGTCTCAGCATCCAAACCGTGAACGGCTTTAAGATCTTGAGCAAGCTCAGTAGTGTATTCTGCTTTCAAAGCACGTGACTTAGCAGCAACGGTTACTTTCTCGATTGAGAAGGCCATTTCTGCGAATCCAGCGCCAACGCCATCGCCCAATGCTTCAGCAGCACCAGTAGCCATGCCAGTACCAGTTGTTTCAGAACCTGCACCCAATGCGTTAGCATGTGTACCTGCACCTGAGAAGTCAGTATCGGCTTCAGCATAGAATGCTTCAGTTCCGGCTTGGCTGGTGTACTTAGAACGCATAGCAAAGATAAGACCAGTTGGTCCTGTCATTGGCTGAACGCCAGCAATATCGTATGCCATCAAGTTAGGCATTGCACGACGTACTAAGCTGATTAATACTGGATCGTAACCAGCTGTTGGGCCAGTTGCGCCTGAAGCAGAACCGAATCCGCCTGTTCCAGCATCGTTAGTTGGTGAAGCTTCTGAAAGCAAGCCAGTCATGGAGGCTGAAGTATCGCCTGATTCCATTAAAGCGCGCTCGGTGTTTTCAAGAATTGTTGCCGTTACCGACTTCTTGTGTTGATCAGTAATTGAAGAAAAGCTAGAGTGCTCAAGAATTGGGCCCCATTTTTCTACAAGTGCTTGATAGTTTGACTGTGCCATAATTGTCTATCTCCTTGATTAGGTTTTATCTGGATCTATTTATAATTTTAAAAATTTACTGGTTTTGTTTTCTTGTGTTGAGAGACTCAACAAGAGAATTAATGTTAGAATAATCTGACACCGCTTTAGCAGGAACAGTTTCTTCAGTCATAATTTCTTGCTCTTCAGCAACCTCTTCTGTTACTACTTTCTTAGCAGCAAAGAATGATTCCTTCAAAGTAGTCAAATCGCTTTTATATTCTGCGATGTCTGAAACACCTAGTTTCTCAGAAAGTACTTTTAATCTTTCACGCTGAGTGATTGTAAGATCTTCAGTCATTTCGCTGAAAGCTTGATCAGCTTTGAGACTTGCAATCTGCTTATTAAGTTCAACAGATTCGTTGATACTATCATTAGCAGTAGTCTTAAGTTGTGCAACTTCTTCTTCAAGACCAGCAACAACATCAAAAGTTTCTTCGTTAACTTCAATGTTATGCTCTTCGAAAAGAGATTTAAGACCGTTCATCAATGACTCAGCAATGTCCACCTTAACGCCGGTTTCGATAGCAAGTGCATTTTCTTTCATCCATTCTTCGACTACATAGTCAAGATAGGAATCGAGGTTTTCTACGATTTTTTCTACTGCAGTATCAACAGATTCTTTCATCTCTACTTCTAGAGCTTCAGTCTTCTCGATGATGATTGCGTCAGCTTTAGCAGTAGCAGCTTCATGAACGGCTGCTTCAAAAACCATAGTGACTTTAGATGTGAATTCTTCTGAAAGATCCATGCCTTCAAACATTGATGCGATTGACTCTTCAATCTCAACAACTTCAACGATTGCTTCAGCTTCAGCTTCATCAGCTTCTTCTTTAACAGCGCCTTGGCCTGGAGTTACCGCGTCAACCTTATCAGCTTTCCCGTCAACAGCTTTTTTCACATCTGCCTTTTTCTTTTTAATAGTTCCGCCTGCTGGTGTTACTGGATCCTCAACTGTTGAGACCCCATCATCAGCAACGAACTTTTCGTCTAACTCTTTTGACATATGTTCTACTCCTATTTTTCGTGGTGATATTCTATATGTATACTATTTATATAAAAATTAATTTCTAAGTGATTTTACAAAGCGTTCAAACATACGTGCTGCTGTGCTCTCATCAACTCGACGAACGACCCGCCTTACTTCTTTTTCAATTTCTTCCTGCATTTCTTCAATTACTTCTTCAACTGATTGATCTTGTGGTAACCAGTTTCCGCGTGCAATATCATAGAAGAACTCAGTGTTTTCCATAATGCCATTTACAAAGCAGTTAGGGCCTGATGGGTCTGTTACAATATCAACAGTAGCAAGATGGAAATCGTTTTGGACTTCCATGATACCGTCTTTTGTTTGTTTTACAGATCCCAATCCTCTAGTTGATACACCAATTAGGACACCTTCGTCCATTAGAGTTTTCACAATGTTACCCATCGGAGTACCGAGAATTTTCGCTTTACCTGTAAAGTTTGAGCCGTCTTGCTTCATTTCAGTAATAAGGTGTGATACCCTATCGCCGTTAATGCTTGGACCATCTGGATGACCCAATTCGCCAAGAGCTCTTTTAGTTTGGATAAAGTCTTTGTTATATCTGTTCATTTCACTTTCAAGTACAGCAGACGGATAAATTCTACCGTTGCGGTTCTTAATGTCGCCTTGCATAAAGATACCTTCAATGAAGTAAGACTTTTCGCCAGTCTCTTCATTAATCTCTGTAGCAACGTTGCATTCTTCTACAACTTCGGTTATGAGTTTCATTTTATCGCCTCTTTACTATAATGTTTTATTTATAATACTTTTTTATTTTAGATTTTAGCGTCGTAATAGTTCTTAGACAATTCACCATACGCTGTGTATTCTGGGTGATCAGTACTTACTTTGCGACATCTAACGTATGTCTCCTGAGTGTTTCCACCAGTAGGAGTATACGATCTAATTCCTGCAGTGACTGTTCCATTAGCTCTATAGTATTGATCATCAGCATGAGCTTTTGCACCAGTTACTAAAGTATCAAGGGTAGGAGCATTATCATACTCCCATATATGCGTATCAGATACAGCATGATAAGTCCCTGGAACATTCACCCAAGCCATTATAGAGCTTCTCTAGCAAACCCAAGAATTTCATCAAACCCTGCTTGATCTTCCATAGCAACTTTGCCCATAGACTTGCGACTATTTGCAGAAAGATCTTTCATCATTTTATTGATTAAGTCTGCGTCTTGCTTTTTAATAATGGTTTGCTTGCCGTTTTTAAACTTAACAATACCAGCTTTAAACGCTTCATCTAAAGATTCAGTACCTTCGTTGGTAGTAATCTTATCTTGACCACGTTCATCAGTCTTGTTATCTTTGGTTGTTTTGAAAACAGTACGTGTTTTACCATCTACACCAGTAGTAGTTACACCCTTTTTAATAGCAGACATTGTAGTTTCGTCTAAGTCTTCTTTTTGGATGTGCTTAGGCTTGAACATACGGTTATCAGAAGCAGGATGCATGTCGCCAGCTTTCTTAGCAGCTGCATGTCCTTTTTTAATTGCTTCACCAGTATTACGAGCTTTTACGGTATATGATTTAGTTGACTTAGTTGGATGTTGAACTTTCCAATTAGAATACTCTTCCAACTCTTCTACTGATTCTTTAACATCGTCACAGCAACAAGGCGCTGTATCACAGTCTGAGCACGTTTCTTCGTACTTAGTCTTCTTGCTAGCGTTAACACTACCGCAAGATGCTTCAGTTTTAGTTTTCTTTTTAGCTCTTAAAGCTGCAAAGTCTGCACCATCAATATCGCCGTCTTTGTCGTGGTCAAGTTCTTTTTGTCCGCCAACTAATGCTTTTTTCTTTGCGCTTTCGTTAAAAGCTTCTGCAAATGCACCATCAATTGCTGCGTTCATGCCGTATGGGTATGCTAAATCGTAATTAGCAGATCCTTTTTGATCGGCAGGGCGAGCAGCTTTAGGACTACCATCACCTTCAATCGGCGCAATGTCACCAGTGAACTGGGCATCTAACGCTACAGGATGAGAAGCAACTTCGTACGTGTGCTGATCTTTAAATGCTTTTTCTTCTGGGGAATTTGGTTGAGCAACTTCCGCAATAACTTGTCTAAAGGACTTCATTTGAAATCTCCATTTACTTTAATTTGATTATATTTATCCATTAACGACTTTTGAATCTCGTGGATCTGTATTACTTTGATTTTGTGAATCGCCATCTTCATCTTCGTCATCTTCAGCAGGAGCTTCAGCAGCTTCTTTGGCGATTTGCTTATCCATTTCTTTGATGTCCTCTTCAGACATACGAAGAACGTTTTTACGAACCCACTCTCTAGAATAGTATGTACCGATATGTTCATCAACTTCACGAAGAGTAGTAAGTCTTTCGCGGGTAATCTCAGCTTCTTTTAATTCTGTAAAATAGTTATCTTGAATAAAGTCATAGCGTAAGTCATTTTTGATTTCAGCGAATTCTTCAGGTGTCATAATACCTTTAAGAATAAGTTGCTTTTCAAGAATTTGTGTGAATAGAGATGAGAAGCGATTTCTTAAGCGTTGGATAAATTTACCAAACTTAAGTTCGTCACGAGTAATCTCAGAACTACGTCCAAATGTTGCCAGTGTTTCTGGTTCTAAACGAGACAACGGTACTTTAAGTGATTTGTATAATTTACGTTGAAAGTATTGTAAGTTTTCATCACTTGTTAAGCCTGCAGCATTACCGCCTGCTAGTGTATCAACTTCAGTAGTTCTTTCACCACCACGGCGAGGGAACCAAAGATCTTCAGTCATAGTCATCATTTTACGAGCATCTGTAATTTCACCAGTAGATGAATTATACTGTAGCTTGTTTTTATGACGAACCATCATATCTCTTAGATATTGCTCAGCCTTTGATTTAGGTAAGTTACCAACATCAATGTAGAACACTCTTCTTTCAGGAGCTCGTGTAAGAGTATAAATGATAACAGCATCTTCAAGCATCCTTAACTGGTTAATTGGCTTAATAGCAGCGTTAAGATGAGAAAGAACCAAGGCGTTATTTTCAGTCATTACACCAGATGTTACTCGAGCAATAGAATCTTTAGCGATTTTAAAACCTGATGTTCCTGCCTGACTTGAGTTACCACCCTTTTCGCTACCAAAGCCATTTTCTGAATACATATAATATTCAGCTCTAACTTTTTTAACTGGGGTTCCAGAATGCTTGTCAATACCTTTCTTATCTATTTCACGGATAAGTTTAAGTTTGCGCGGATCAACGTAACGTACTTCTTGGAGACCTTGCTTAATATTATCAGCATCAATAATACAATGGTAATTAACTCTGCCATCAACATAGAATTTACTAAACGTATCATATGCACTATTAGTAAAATCTAATAGAGATAGCACGTTATCAAATTCTTCAGTCAATTTTTCTTTTACTTTATCTGGTAAGTCGACGTCATCCATGATCAGTTCAACAACTTTGTCGTCACTGTCTACGGCAATAGCTTCGTTCACGATTTCATCTACAGCCTGAGTAATTTCAGGTTGCATTGCTAATCCACGATACTTCGATACGAGCTCTGATTCGGTTTTAGCATTACCTTCTAAGTCTAGAATAGTACTGTAAAATCCGCCCATAGCATTGCCGACAGTGATAGCACCGTCGTCGTTTGCAGGTTCGGCAAAAGAGACTGGTATATTACCAATCTCTTCTCCGTCTCTTTTTATCTCAAAACCAAATAACTTCACTTTGTATTCCTCACATTATATATTATGTTGTTGGTACGCCAGTGTTTCCTTCAACTCTCCATAAATCGTACTGGAATGTAACACCAAACTCTTCGATTGAATCTGTTTGGCTCCAGTCTAATTGGATACCGTCTACAGAAACAGGGAACATACCTTCAAAAACGTACGTGCGAAGTGGCGAACCATCTTTGCTGTACTGTGTTACTTGACCAGTTGACTTGTACTGTTGTGGCAAGCCTCTGGTGTTTGAATCGTGAGAGTTAATGAAATTCATCCACTCTTCTAGCGAGTTACGAACAGCGAAGTCTTCGTCGTTGATAACAGTTACGGTCCAGTCTGCGAATGTTCTATCACCTGCGTATTTGACCTGGCGCCCAAAATAGGGAACCGTGTATTGGCCAACAGTAGACTCCGGAATCCCAGCTGCTCTTATCATAAATGGTGCTTTGATATCGGCAGTTGGGTTAATCGGGTTGGTGATTTGACATTGGAAGAGCGTAGGACGCGCACCGCCACCGACAAGTTCGGATTTGAACTGGTTGATGTTAAATGCCATGTGTCTTTCTCCTTAAATATATAATTGTATTTATTACGCTAACTGACCGACGATTTCGTCAAACTCAACACCGGTTCTAGTTGCTACGAACGTAAGTTCAATAACGTTAATAGAACGTGCTGGTTTAATGAAAATGCTCGCTCGGAATTTGTTCTGATCAATAACTTCTGGCGTATTAACTGTAGAATCAGAAACAACTCTAAAATCAATAATTCCACGACGTCCTTGGATGTCACGAAGGAATGGATCTACAATATTCTTAAACTGAGTTTGACTAAAGTCGTCGTTAAACTCGAATAAGAAACTTTCCGCTGCTGTTGCGATTGATTTCTCAACTGCAATAAACAATCTGCGAACGTTTAGACGATCAAATGCGCTTGCTGTTCCAAGTCCTGTCTTATCACCAAAGAGTACGATTCCTCGTCCTGTCTGTGACATAACTGGGTTAACGTCTGCGCTATATAGTTGATCACGTTGTGGTTTACTTGGGTTGAATGCTAATTTAACAACATTCTTAATAACGCCTTTTCTGTAACCAGCTGGAGATTCAAAAGATTCTACTCTTGAGGCAAGACCTGCCATATCACCATTCAACGGTGTCCAACGATACGAATCATTAAACTTGTCATAACGATATTTATAACCGGAATCCATGAACCAGTAAGAACTGTTCTGAACCTTGTTACGGTAAGCAATAGCGTTAGTCATTTTTGTATTTGTTTTTAGCTCGTCAACTACAGCTTCTTTAGATGGTGATAGGAATGCTACACAATCTTTTCTGTAATCAGCTACGTTGCTAACAATATAGTTTGCAAGGTTAGCATTATCGTCGCCTTTACCTTGAAGAACTAAAGAAATATCAATTTCGTTTGCATTCTTAAAAGTATCGTAAGCAAACGCTAAGCTAGCAAGTGTTGCAGTAGATTCAGTAGAACCATCAGTACCGGCAGACATAGTTTCGTATGCGTTAACTGTTTGAGTAGCTGTTCCAATTACTGCGCTGTTAGCTAGTTTAATCCATGAAGAACTATTTTCAACAACTGTTGGGTAATAGTTAGTAGCACCTTGTGCGTTTGTAGATCCAGCGGTTGTTGATAAGTTATCAAAGGCTTCTAAAATATTTCCTGGAGTACCAGTAATTGCGCCATCTTTATCAATAACAGCAACGTGTACGTGCCCAGCTTTTGGTGCAACTCCAAACGTTGAATTATAAGACCATTTCTTTTCAATTGCTAGCTTAGAAAGATCAGTTTCAGCAAGTGTATAACGGCTTGTGAATGTAAGAGCTTGATTGAATGCAATGGTCGCAGTTACTGCTGTGTTACCTGTACCAAATGTCTCTTCAACATCAGTTACTACAGAAGCTAGCACTACAAGTTCTTGATATCCAATGCTTGGATTGCCAATAACCATAACATCACCAGCATCAACTGTTGGTAAAGTTACTGTGTTTGCAACTTCAAACGATACTGCAGAACTATTGAACGCAATAGTTTGATTAACAGCGGTATTAGAAATAGCGTTTGCATTAATATCACCTACTGTAGCAATAGGAGTCTCAAAACCAGTAGCAGTGGACCAAGAAACTTCAATTGAGTTACCTAAAGCTCCGGGATATTTGGCATCAAAAGCTGCATATACACTATTTTCTGCATCAATGTCATCACCATCAAGTACAATGGTAGTACCTGAAGCTGTTGCAGATGCGTCATCAGCACGTACAACATATAACGCGTTTGAGTACGCTAGAAAATCAGATGCGGTAAAAAATGTTTCGTAGTTGTCGTCGGTTGGTTTACCAAAGCGGTCTACAAGGTCATTTTCTGAAGTGATTAGAATGGGATCATTAACAGGACCCCACTTAAAGATGCCGGCCAAAGCCGCCGGTGCAGTTGCAGCACCTGGCACTGTTTGACTCGCATCCACTTCACGAACAATGACGGAAGGACTTACGGAAAAAGCCATGTTTTTCTCCTTTAATTAATTAGAAACGCGTTTATATTCAATATTATTGTTTCTATTTATAAATTATACGATTTGCTATGAGGGCAGGTAATCATAGTCTAATACCATCATCTTCGTAGAAATCGCTATCTCCTACGTCAAAAAAGCCTAATGGCAGCATATCCTGTTCAATTTGCTCGTCTGTTTTTTCTCTTAATTTTGTTAATGTATTTATGTCAGTCATATCTTTAAAATATTGCTGCTCAGTCATCCAAGCAAACAATACTAAGTTCATTACTAAGTCATCATGAAAACCAGATTCAGCCTCAAAGGAGTTAGCCTTTTTAGAAAACCTGCTCAGTTCTTGAATAGTATCATAATCTCTTATGAATAATTGGTTTTGCTCAACAAGCATCTTAAGCATAGAACAACCTACGCCCTTTACAAGCTTAGTTGTTCTAACGCCAGCATCAACATTCTTGCCAAAACCAGGGCTTAATACTTTACCGCTACGTCCGTTGTTTTGTGTGTAAAGTAAATTCTCATAACCAAGGTCTAATGTGAGGACGTCAGAAACTTGTCCTCCAATATCGTTAATTTCTACTAATATGCCAGCTTCGTTGTAAATCATACCAGCTCTATATAAAACTGATGCAAAATCAACTGGTCCAATTAGATTATCTTTATAAACTCCAACTTGTCTGTAAGGCATTTCTGAAATATCGAAAATAGTAAAAGTAGAAAAGTCTAACCCTTTACCTCTTGCAACGTCTGCAGTAATTACATATTGCTTATCAGGATCAGCTCTTTCGTATTGTATCAGGCCTTCTGCTTTAGCGATAGGTTGCTCAGCATATAATTCTTTTAATTTACTACCACTAATAAGTGTACCAGATGATCCTAGGAACTCGCAGCAATATTCTTGGTTAAACTTGGCTTCGTCGTGATCAAGAGCTTCAATTGTTTCTTTGCGCCATTTCTCATCACGTCCAGGAACATCGTACCACATAACTTCTTGGTATTCATATCCGTTAGTTCCTTCCTTAGCACCTTTGCACGTTTTCCAAAAATGATTCAAACCGTTTGGTGTAGAGGTCATTAATAGCTTTGTAGATTCACCAGATGAAATTGTAGGATAAACAGAGGCGAAGAATTCATCGTAACCTTCAATAAACGCAACCTCATCGAGGTACAGAAAGTTAACAGATTTACCACGAATTGCTGATGAAGATGTAGTACCAGCAAGTACTTGACAACCATTTTCTAATGCAATGTTACCCTTGTTCCATTCTTCTATACCTTGCTGCAACCATTTTGGCAGTGCCTCATATGCTAGCTTAACACGGGCCATAACTTCTCTAGATGCATCTCCCTTGTTTGCTAGGATAGCTACAGTTTTGAATTCGTTAAACAAAATGTAGTGCAAAATAACAGCAACAGCGGTAGTGGTCTTACCAGACTGACGAGCAGTTAAAACAGCTACACGCCTGGATTTAAAAATCTTATCACAAATTTCTTTTTGGTAATCATACATATCAAAAGGAACCAACCCTCTATCAACGTGGATAATCTTAATATATTCTTTTGCAAAATACACAGGATCGCCTGCGCACTTCGCGTATTCCTTGAGTAGCTCAGGAGTCCATTCAATTTCTGTTTGGCTTTTCTTGAGATGCGAATTACCTAGATAACCATCACCCATCAGTGTTCTCGCCTTTCATCATTTTAAGTAGGTCAGCAGTTGATAATATTAAATTGTTGTTTGTAACATTTGTCTGCGCTGCTTCTTTTGGACCGTTTATTTCTTCTGTAGCAAATTTCTTTTTAGAGGAAATATCAGAATATTCTTTGTTAGCGTCAAGCAATGTTTTCATTAGGGTAGACACAACTTCAAACGCTCGAGGTTGCTCAGATTGTTTAGCGATCTCAAGCATTTCATGCATAGCATCTTTGCCAATATCAATAACACTTGCAATGTTTTGACGTACTAATTCTATGTCTTGTAAGTTCTCATCGTCATCTGGATTAATAGGTACTATTTCTTTTGACGGAACGTCGAGTTGTACAACAGGGACTTGCTCCGCCTTTTCGTTTTCATCAATATCAGACATGGCTCTGATGCCAAGGGCTGAAGACATCTTTTCGTCGCTCATTATACATCCTCAAATATTGTAATAATACCCCAATCATCATCAAATTGAATTTGTTGGTATGGTACTGATACAGCTGCCGGATCTCCGACTGTAACGGTTGGTGCAGAACTATAACCTAGTCCAGCATTGGTAACGGTGATACCTGTTGCCTGGCCAGTACCATCAATTGCAATAGTTGCGGTAGCGGTTTCAGTAACAACGGCGTCTATAGCAACGTTTGCAGTTATATAGAACTTCCCAATGTTATTTATAGTAATATCAGTTACCGCTCCATTAGTAAGAATAGCAGTTGCGGTTGCTTGGTAATCTCCAGCAACACCATCGGGATCTGAAATCACGATAGATGGTGTAGTGTTAGCATAATTAGCTCCAGCGTTTGTTACAACGATTGCAGTTACTTCACCATCAAGTACTGTAGCTGTTGCTCTTGCAGAATCTTTATCAAAATCATCAGTGAAGTGACTACCTGTTTGAGCCCAGGTTGGAACAGTATATGAACCATCAGCTGTTAACCCAGAAATCTGTGTAATAATTAAGTTATCTAACGCACCGATGAAACTT